CTTCCTCCTCGTATACCATTTTGCGTGCAGCAACGGACAGTTGCTTCAAACTTTTTGAGAAACGGTACAACGCCAGTGTGCTGGACTTCGCCACCTCTAATCCTACTGTTGATACCACGGATTCGACCTGCGTTGATACCGATTCCCGCCCTTTGTGCAACGTATCGACCAATAGCCATATCACTGCTAAAGATACTATCGAGGGTGTCATCAACATCAACAAGAACACAACTAGCAAATTGTCGCAGTGGTGTTCGAACTCCTGCCATGATGGGAGTTGGAATGTTGATTTTGTGTTTGGAGATTGCGTCATAGTACCTCCGAACATATGACATTCTGGTTTCTTTTGAATACTCTGCAAAAATTGTCAGAGCAATCATCATGTACATGAACTGGGGAGTTTCATAGACTTTTCCCGTGCTTCTATCCTGCACAAGGTATTTGTCAACGACTTGACGTAGACCTGCATAAGTGAATAAAAAGTCACGGTCATGATCAATATATGAATTAGCTTTATCAATTTCTTCCTTAGAATATTTTGCAAAGATGTCGCTATCATATACTTCCCTATTTACACATTCATAAATGTGTTGCTCGAAATGAGGAAGTTCTATCATTTTCCCATAAAGGGACTTGCGGACAGCAAAAAGAAGAAGACGAGCTGCAACATATTGATAATTTGGATGATCCAAATCAATCAAGTCTGAAGCACTACGAATCAAAATTTCTTGAATCTCCGCAGTTGTAATGCCGTCATAAAATTGAATCCCAGAGGTCATCTCAACTTGACTTGCAGAGACGCCTGCAAGACCTTTACATGCCTCTTCAACCATCAGATGCATCTTGTCTAGGTCAAGAGACTCAATTCGACCATCACGCTTTTTAACCTTTGTACCGTTACTCATATTTTCTTCCAGGTAGTAAATTTAAGTTTTGCTTCTAGTCCACAGTAGGTATTACATTCTACTATATGTTTAACATCAAGTCCAGCGAGCACCATATCATTCAAATCTTTTTGTTTGATATCGGAAGGCCAGATAACAATTTTTTCTCCTCTGCCAATGGTGCGGGAGATGCGGGATACAATTTCTTCATTTCGTGGTTCGTTATCATAAATCCACACAGGATTACTAACCCCCCACTTACTAACATCAGCATCAGCTCCACACATAGCAATCGCATTTGAAATGAATGTTGAGTCGAATGGCCCCTCTGTAACATAAACTGTTTTCTCCTTGTTGATTTCATCTAATCCATAAATTTTTGGAGCATCATCATCGAGCATCACCGTAATGTATTTAATAGAGTTGGAATTTAAGGCCCTACCTTGAATACCAACAAGATTTTTTTGATAGTATAAAGGTATTATAATCCTAGATTCTTCAAAAGTTGTATCTGCAAATGTTGGTTTTAAAGAGTTAACAAATTCTTTAAATTTCTTAGCAAAATAAAATTTTGTTGAATCAATTTTTCTCCCCTCAAGATAATTTCTACCAGGGTTCACTTCTGAACACAAAGGAAGATCAATTTTTGATTTGAATGTAGGTTTTTCAAAAACAAAAATAGGTTCTTCAACTACAAAGTTACGTCCAGTATGCCCCTCTTTAAATTTCTCCATTGAGTATTGTTTATAAAGAGTTGAATCAAGTTCCTTGAGAAAATTATTGAAGGACAAACTAGCACCACAATTATGGCACTTAAAATTAGTGTTATTCTTTACCGAGTAAATATATCCTCTTGCTTTATTTTTATTACGTTGTGAGTCACCACATATAGGACATCGGAAATTGTAGAGATCCGCTTTAACCCTCTTAAATTTTTGCAAGCGTGATGAAACAAGTCCAATATACTTGGAATCAATCAAATCCATTATGAAGGAATTATTACTTCGTTCGCTCTATCTTATCAGATATTGGAGCATCAGTCAAGGACGGCATTATCGTTGGAAGAATTCCAATAATGATTGCTGCTACAGCAAGAACGCCCCCAATCTGCCATCTAAACTTATATAAACCGTCTATTTTATTTTCTATATCTTCTACTTTTTTGCAGAGTTCGCCATCATCTTTATTACATTGGTCCAAACGCTCATCATGAACAGCAAGCATTTTACAGATATTTTGATTCGTTTCGCTTAATGTTTGAATTGCAGTATCAACTTTCTCAATGATTTGTTCATGTGCCTTAAATCTTTCCTGAAGAACCGCTATTTGAACTTTTGAGTCGTTACTAAACATGGTTTTTAAAAAGGTGATTTTTTACTCATCCAACGAGAACGTGATTTCAAACCTAAAGATGCGTATGTTTTTCTTCTTCTCATTGGTTTACCCATTACAGGATCAAACCCAGCTTTTGTTTTTGTATCACCAGAAGCACTAAACCCACCTTGAGTACCAGGCGCATTTGCTACCATCATCTCCTCTCGGATTAAATTAATTATCCAATTTAATTTGTTTTGTTTCATCGTAAATCTTGTTAAGTTCTTTTAAACAATTTAAATCAATTGGTATTTCATGGACATAACACTTTGGATGCTCAGGTATCCTACTCAAGAATAAAATAAACGTCTTCATCGACGACCACAAATCTTTTTCTATTTTAAAAAATAGCATTGGAGTTGCGGCTTCACCAAAAATATTATACAAGATAATAAAGTGATTAAGGAGTAAATGTGTTTTGAGGACTCCGGTATTTTTATACCTTTTCAACAATCTTTTAATGTACTTAAAATGATTGAGATCTTTTTCGAAGTCCTCTTTAGTTACTGCCTGAGGATTTTCATAATTTTTAATTGCAAATAAGAGAAAATTATCCTCATTCAATTCATTAAAGATCATACATTATCAGGCTTTAACGGTTAAAGTTGTAGTACCAATGCCAACACCAGAGAAAGCAGTTCCAGCTCCACCTACATTATAAACAATGTCTGATGTGAAAGTCTTGATTGCTGATGTTCCACCGCCTGAAAAATCAGTGATAGTACCAACAATACCACGAGTAATATCAATACTTAAGATTGTACCAATTCCAGATCCTGGTGTTGATGGTGCGGTAAATGCAAATGCAACTCTATTGGAGATTTGACCGTTAAAGTTTCTAACTACGGTGTCACCATCGGTGTTGGTATAAACGTTCAATTCTGCACCATAGTTTGCTGCACCAACAGAAGCTGCATACGCAACAATTGCACCACCTGCTGGGGCAGATCTTAAGATATTAACAGTTGCCCCTGCAGAGCAATAAACAGTCTCATTCCAAACAACATGGACATAAGCAATTCTTCCTGTACCAATGCCTGTTGTTCCACCACCACCAACAGTGATTGGTGATGCTTTGTTTGGATCTTCAAAGAAAACTGCAACTGGTGTTGCTTGACCTAGACCAGTTTCATTCGCACCATGTCCTGCTGCACCTGGAGCTGCACCTGTGTTTAAACCAGCGACTGGTACAAGAATCTCATCATAATATGTGGTTGAAAGACCAGAATTTTCAGTTGTGCCATACCATCTTTGTATCCAACCGCGTCTATCCGCAAAAGTATTCCAAGGGCTTCTATTACGATCTACGCTTTCTTGATACTTTGGAATAGCATAATTATTTGCTTCAGTTTCAGTTGTTGTTGAAATGCCCCAGAGTGCCATTCTTTTTACCTATACTAATTTGTGCGTAGAAATATTTATAAAAAAAGGAGACCCTACTTTTGGTCTCCTAGAGTGCCATAAAACAATTCAAGGAGTTAAATCTTTTGCTCCTTTATTCTTCAATTGTGCTTGAGCCTGGAGAAGAATAAGTGATAGAATACCATTTGATTTAACCTTTGGGTTTGCTCCAAGTGCTTCTGAAACTGCAAAAAGAACAGTTGCAATTAGAGCTTGGTTAGCAAGACACCATGCGATTACTGCGGACATAATAACCTCCGTGTGAAGAGTATCCTGGGCTATTTAGAAATCAGTCTGCTTCTAATGGTAGTTTTCCTGATTTTTGCATCTGCAGCTTTTGCCTATCAAGTTGTTGTTTTTTCTGTTGTAACATTTTAAGATTGGCAAATTTTGTTTTATCCAACATCTCTTTTTTCTTATCAGTTGATGAATCAGAATTTAACATTGGTTCACCAACCGTTTGCTCGCCAAGTTTGCGACCACCACGACGAGCAGTAAGAACAGCAGCAATCGCAGCCTTTCTTCTTTCTTCTTTAGTTCTACCCGCTAATTGAGGAGACTTGGAAGCATAGAAGTCCTTGATTGCTGCACCCATATCAGTCTTAGCAGTAATTTTTTCATCAATCTGAATCTCTTCGTTTCTCACTGAAGCGAGAAGGTCATCTAATTTTGACTTTCTCTTTCTCTTTGGAGCAGGTTTTGTTGCAGGTGTCTTTGCTTTTGGTGCTGCTGTCTTTTTGGTTGTTGCTTTTGGTTTTGATTTTGGTGGAGTTGTAGCACTACCCTCCCAAGGATCTGCAGGTTTTTCTGCTTTCTTTTTAGAAGGTGGAGTATAAGAACCACTACTTACTCTCTCTTTGGTTCCTGTACCAGCACCACGATAGGTTGATGCGGTTCTTGTTTTAGTATGTGCTGCGCTTGGTTTTGCGCTACCACCTTCCATTTTACGAGCAACACCTAATGCACCTTTAGCAACTTTTCTTGCTCCCCTAGCAACTGCTGCAGATGCTGATTTTCTAACATCAGCAAGTTTTTTCTTTGCTGCTGTCATTAACCCACTTCTCTTTTTTTCTACTGGAGTATCATGACCAAAAGTAACCTTTGCTTCAGTTAATGCATACTCAAGTGCCTCCTCAATATCATCTTCTTCATATCCCTCATCAAGAAGTTCACCATAAACACTATCGACAATAAAGTCAATCTCATCAATCTCAACCATTTCAATTAGAGTTCCACCAAGTTCCTCTACCGCTTCTCCCAACTTAGGATTGATTGTAATTTTATTTTCAATTTTTTTGTCTTTAATCTTTTTATTATCTTCAACATCATTATTCATCACTTCAGCAAGGTCTTCTCTCCAATTTGAGAAACCTTCTTTTACTTTTTTCTTCTTACCACCCATTTGGTCTTTACCAAGTCTACCAGCAATTACATCCCCTCTAGTTACTTTATCATATGGAGGATAGTTGTTTGCAAGATTACCATCATTTGGTTTTGCAGCCTCTTCCATTTTCTTTCTAGCGGCAGATGCCATATCTTTATATCCTTTAGTCTTCTTCATGGCTTCAATTGCCTTCTCATTTTTCTCATGACGAGTGTTCATATCAGTCTCAAGATGTGAAGATTCAGCAACTTGCTCCAAATATACTCTGGAAATATCATTCAGGGGATTGATAGACATTGTAATACTACTTGCTTTTTACCTTATACTTATTTATGAATTCGCGTATATTTGAAACCGAATATCCTTTATAAGGTTTTGCACCGTATTGAAGATTTGTTTTATCACCTTTCTCAAATCCAGGAGTCATATCAGCAACATATTTAAAATAACCACCAGTGCCAACAAGAGTATTTGGTTTTCCAGGAAGTCTCATTTTTCTTTCCATCTTCTTTTCATCATATTCTGCCAAATCTTTAATCCAAGACTTGAACATATATCCTTCTTCTGTGACACAAATTAAATGATTAGTTCCTCTACGCATGACCTCACCAACTAATCCAGTGTTTAAATTTTGAACTTGGTCACCCAGTCTAAAAACTTTACCACTCAAATAATTTTCACGAAGACCTTTCAAATCATGCTTAGGAGCAATTTGCCAAAGTTCAGTAACTTCTTTCTGCTTCTTAAGTTTCATTCCCTGACGAACTGCATCAAAGAGTGCTTGAGTATCTCCATCATCAAGTGTCTTTGGTGTTCCTCTACGGAACGATTTGAAATCATTATCAACGACTGCTTTTCTCATCTTGGATGCTGACATTCCTTCTACACCCTCAGCATCAGCATCTCTTACACCAGCAGATATAACACGAATTAAATCAAATGTGTATAGATCTCCATTATACTTTTGTGCAAGATTTTCAAACTCTGCTTGACGATCAGAACCAACAACAATGTTTACGTTTGAATATCCCTCTTCAGCAGATGTAATCAAAACATTAAAAATAGATCTCATTTCATCATCATTAATAATGTTCTCCTCAAAATCGGGGAACATCTTTTTCATAAACGAAATCTTCATATCAGGGTCAAGAGGATTTTTCTTGGGGTCCTGAGTTCTGGATGGATAAATCTTAAGGTCTCCACCAGTTGCTGCTTTTTTTGCAGCCTTTAATAGTTTTTCATGTCCTACTGTTGGTGGATTAAAACGTCCAAATGCAACAGTTAATGTATCACTCATTTCACCAGTTGCAGGTTCTTGTGCTGCTGGTGCTTTTGGTTTTGCTGCTGCTTGTGGTTCTGCTTTTGGTTTTGCTGCTGGTTTTTCTGGTGCTGGTGATCTTCCTACTGCACCTTTTGGTTGGTCTTTTCCACCTTCTACTCTACCCTTATCATAAAAAACTAATTTCCCCTTTTCCGTTTTCGCAACAAATTCTCCACGGGTATCTAACCAACCACCGTGACCATCACTTTTTAGATTTAACTTTCTCGCTTGCATTGATGCTTGCGATTGTGTTGCTTCAGTTAGAAAATTGAGAAAACTTTTCATATTGTTTGTTTCTATACCTATATTTATTATTTTTAAGTGCCTTCCAATTTCATAGATCCACCAAAGGCTCTATCACCAAATTTCCACCTAATTTGAAACAAATCTTGATTATTTGCCTTAACTTGTATGGTATTTTGTGCTGGAGTATTTTTCTTTTCAAAAGTAGCTCCATATGCAATAATTTTTTGCATTTTAGATTCTGCTATTGGATCAAAAAGAGACGCAGTGTATCTTCCATTTTGTCCACTGCCTGTGATTTTTACATATGGAAGTTTCATAGTTTCCTCATCTTCATTTAAAAAATCATATCCAAGAAAAACTTGCTGCTCCCATACTTCCATTTTATTGGTTAGGTGATCATAAAGATAATCTCTCAGTTCATTGTAACAAGGATAGGCATATCCAGGTATTATTACACTTTCATAATATGATTTATTGTTTTTAAAATAAGTATTTCTTGCAGTATCTGTATTTAAAACACTTGATGGTAGTATACTGATAACTTGATCTCTATATTTACTTACAATAGCATCAAATGGTTTCGACGAATTAAGACCTAAAGATGTTTGTATTGAACCCATCCCAGGATTTTTGAATCCTGTTTTTCCTGCTTTTGTAGATTTTGCAGATATTCCATAAAAAATACCTTTGTTTGTTTTAACTAATACATCAGTAGGATTCTTTCTTTGGTCCACAGAAAATCCCACAACAGAATTAAAAGAAAATCCAGGTCTTGCAGTCCACCAAGCTTCTGATGGCGTACCCATACCCTTATCTTTAAGGAACTCGACAAATTTATCATATTGAGCTACTGCTCTACCTTGCTGATCTGTTATCTCAGATGTTTTATTTTGCTCTGATAAAGTTTTTACTCTTTCTGCATGTTTATTCTGAGTAACATTATCAGGATATGAATTTCCATTTAGAAGAAATGCCAAATATATTTCATTTATATCTGCACCTAAAGTATTTGCCGACATACACTATATACTCTTTTCAAGTATTTAGAAGTGGAGATAAGGAGACTCGAACTCCTGACATCAGCCTTGCAAAGACCGCGCTCTACCAACTGAGCTATATCCCCAAGTTCAAATATTATAAAACCCACTCAACTAAAAGTCAAGTGGGTTAGAGCAACCTTCCACAATTATTTAGTTTCCACTACGAAGTTCTCTTTTGATTTCATCTTTCAATCTTCTACGCTCTTCATCCTCTGCTGCTCTCTGTCTTTGAGCATCTACAGAAGTTCTGGATTTTTCTTTGAACTTTTGCATTTGGTCTCTTGACCTTTGGCGCAGTTCTTGTCTGCGTTGCTCAATATCTTCTTCAATTTTATTAACCGATTTTACTAACTTTTTCAATCTCTTTGTTACTTCTTTTCCACCACTACGCTTTACAACTAACTTATTAACTTCTTTCTTTGTTGGTTTACCGATTGGTCCGCCATAACTCTGAAGTGTATAAGAGATTGTTCCTTCACTATCTCTATTGTAAGTTCCAGGAACTGCGTGTGGTGGAGTATCTGGTTTCTTACCTTCGCAGATTTGATAGAACTCTCTAAATGTCAACATTTTATTATTGTCTTTTTTGATTATTTATGATACAGTACTTTCGTGGAAACACACATCACACACATTAGGAGAATACCTATGACACCTTATGAACTTCGCTTTGAAATCTTTAAGCAAGCATATAATATGCTGAATGACCAGTTCAGTATTGAATATGATACTGCTGTTCGTTGGAATGAAGTTGAGAAGAAACAAGTACCGATGGATTATCCAGACTTTCCAACACTTAATCAAGTTCTAGAACAAGCAGAAATTATTAATGATTTTGTAAGTTCCAAATAAAGTTAAAGGAGGGTTTTATCCCTCCTTTTTTATTATCTATCAGCGGCCCATCTGTTTAGCATACCACTTCTCAAAGTCCTCTCTACGCTTATCACCTCTTGGGGGCATAGGAGTTCTTTCTCCACGAACAGGAGCAGATTTCTTTGCCTGCTCTCTTTCATACTTTTCTGGATTTTCTCTTGCTGCTTGTGCTTCACCAATAACAATAGCAATCGCTTCTTCATCAATCACATTGGCCATTAACCACTCTGCTTCTTCCAGAGTTTCTGCATATCCTTCTGCTTGGAGGAACTCAAGAACTACATCAAAGATATCAAGTTCTTCATTCTGTTGACGACCTCTTCTTTTATTAGCAATTGCACGTCCTTCTCTGGAACCCTGATAAAAATCTGATCCCATCTTTTCTCTTTTTTCAATTTCACCTTGAATTTTTTTTGCCTTATTCAAAGATTTAGTTGCTTTTGCATCTTCAACATTACCTGCTGTAGTTCCTTTTTGTCCTCTAAATTTTGACAAAAATGCTCTCTTTGTGCCAGAAGCAGCATGTTTAATAACCTGCCCTCTCATTTTGTCAGCAGGAAGATCTTTGAATGCTTCATCAAGTTGCTCAGGAGCATAAACTTCAGAATATGCTTCTATCAAACCTTTGAGATCTTTGGTATCCATTTTTTACAAATAGTTTTTTATTTATTTATAAAAAAAGACCCCGAAGGGTCAAACTCCAAGTACAGTGGTGAGGTTATCATCAATACTTTGAATAACTGAACGAATATCAACAATACGAGGAGGAACACTCACTTCATCATAAGTGTATCCTTTTTGAGAATCAAAAAGAACTTGACGAACTGCTGCAGCAGCACGAGCATCCATTTTGATAGTCACTTGTTTTTCTTTAGTCATAGGTCTCCTTCCTTACGATTTTCAGAACGGTATACATCAAAAGCACCCTCAGGATAACGAGCACTTAGTTTCTCATAATTCATCTGAAGAATTTCATTAAAATCAGTATCTAGTGCCATACATGCTTGAGCAAGATACCAACAGATGTCTCCAAGTTCACGCTTTAGATGAAAAACATTATCTAAAGTATATGGTTTACCTTGAAGGAATACTTTTTTAATGACTTCAGTGAATTCACCTGCTTCTGCAGTTAAACCAAGAGCAGCAGTCAGAAGACGCGGAACATCAGCGTCATCGTTAGCTTCAAGTTCAGTCATGCGCGAAAGTAGTTGTGCATAGTTACTACTTGCAGGACTTGTCGTTTGACGAACGAATTCAATATACTTATTTGCGTCAATCTTTTTCATTAGGTTCCTTCACTCCACGAATTAATGTATTGTAATTGTTCGTTAGTTAATTTGTCAATAGAAATTCCCATTGCGGATAGTTTAAGTTTTGCAATTTCCATATCCTTTTCTGGAGGGACAGGGTAAATTCCAGGTTGAAGTTTGCCTTGATTTTGAACAAGATATTCAACTGCAAGTGCTTGATTTGCAAAACTCATATCCATAACAGCAGAAGGGTGGCCTTCAGCAGCACCAAGATTTACAAGGCGGCCATCGGCAATCACAACAACTTCATTGTGTTCAAGTTTGTATTGTTTTACAAAAGGACGAACCTCTTCAATTTCTGTTGCCCTTTCTTCCAGAGATTTTACATCAATCTCATTATCAAAGTGACCAGAGTTACAAACAATAGCACCACTTTTCATCCACTTCATATGGTCATAAGTGATCACATTTTTATTGCCAGTAACAGTAATAAAAATGTCACCAAGAGTTGCTGCCTGAACCATAGGCATAACTCTATAACCCTCTAGGGTTGCTTCAATTGCTTTTACTGGATCAATCTCAGTGACAACCACGTTTGCTCCCATCCCTTTGGCACGAAGAGCAACTCCTTTACCACACCAACCAAATCCAGCAACAACTACAGTCTTACCAGCAAGAAGAATGTTGGTAGCACGAATAATTCCATCTAGAGTCGATTGACCAGTCCCGTAACGATTATCAAAGAAGTGCTTAGTCTGAGAATCGTTTACGTTGATTGCAGGATGCTTTAGAACACCGTCATTAATCATTGCACGGAGACGGACAATACCAGTAGTAGTTTCCTCCGTCGTTCCAATCAAATCAGAGATTTGTTCTGGACGTTCTTTAATCAGAGTTGCTACTACATCAGAACCATCATCAATAATAATATTTGGACGATGATCAAGAGCAGTATTAATATGTCTAACATAAGTATCGCTATCTTCTCCCTTAATAGCAAATACAGGAATGTCCCAATATTTTACAAGAGCAGCAGCAACATCATCCTGTGTTGAAAGAGGATTACTTGCAATCAACATGGAATTTGCACCAGCGTTCTTGAGTGCAATGCAAAGGTGTGCAGTTTCTGTCGTAACGTGATTACAAGAAACTAGACGCACACCTTCAAGTGGTTTTTCTTCTGCAAATCGTTCTTGAATTTGCTTAAGAACAGGCATTTCTCTTCCTGCCCATTCAATTCTTGCTTTACCTAAAGGTGCTAAATTAATATCTGCTATATCTGACATAGTTTAAAACTTAAATCCCTCAAACGATTTCTTAGGTTTGTTTTCTTCATAATCATACTCTTCTTCTTGTCCGCTGTCAACAATATCCTTTTGGGCAGATTGTTCACAATCATATAATCTCATTTTTGCGCGGTCAATACCAATCACAAAACGTTTATGAATGGTTGGATCATTATAACGATTCTTAAGTTGCTTAACTAGAATCTGTCCAAGTCCCTCCAAGTCTTCAGTGCTAATAAGGGCAAACATAAGATCAGCAGTAGCAGGGAGACCAAAGGACTCACTAGTATCAGTAAGTTCAACATCAGAAGATCCAAATCCACTTCGGGTGGTTTGAGTTGCACTAACGATAGGAACATTGAATTCAACAGCAAGACCACGCAATTCTTCTGCAATTGATTTTACAAAAGTATATGAGTTAATATTGCTACCACCACGATACCTTGAAGATGCACAGATGTTCAGATAGTCAATAAAAATAATATCTGGACGGAATGATTTTTTTAGTGCAAGTTCATTTAAAAGTGCTTTAAAGTGACCCGAATGTGCAGAGGCAGTAGGATACTCTTTAATTATAAGTGTCCCTTGTGTTTTCTTTGCAAGGTTTGTGACCTTACTATCAAACATCTGCTTGGGCAATTCAGATATATCTTGAATCGGAACATTGAGAAGGTTTGCATCAATTCTTTCTGCAATTCGTTCTTCCGCCATCTCAAGAGTGATATACAAAACGTTCCTGCCTTGCAATAAGCAGGAAGCAGCCACATGGCACATAAAGAGACTTTTTCCGACACCTGTACCAGCAAGAGCGATATTGAGAGTCTTATTAGGAAGACCACCTTTTGTAATTTTATTAAAATATTCAAGATCAAATTCAATTTTTTCTTCTTTTTTATGATAAGACTCATACCTTTCCTCATAGTCTATCAGATAATCATGACCAATGTGAGTATCAAAAGATACAGCAAGAGCATCTGACAAGATACTTGGAATGCTATCACGATTCTTCTTATCGTCTTTACCATCCGCAATATGAATTGACTCCATCAGAGCAAGATAGATTGCTCTGTCCCGACACCACTTTTCGGTTGTATCAATTAACCAATTAATTTCTACTGGAGCATCACTCAAATTGGTGATTAAATCAACAACATCTCTAAAAACTTTTTCATTGATGTCACTTCTTTTTTCCACCTCGATGCAGAGAATTTCTTTAGTTGAAACTTTATTGTATTCAGAAACAAACTTCAGAATTTCTTCAAAAATAATTTTTTGATTTGAATCTTCAAAATAATCAGTCTTTATGAAGGGAATAACTTTTCTAATGTATTCTTCATTGTGAAGTAAATTTCTCAGAATTAGAATTTCAACTGTTTCCATGCGGCATATCAAATACGAATGTTATTCTTGTTTCATCCCCGATATTAACGGTTCCATGTGGTAATTTATTATTGAACCACAAAAGTGTTCCTGGTTCAACAATTACAGTATCAGTTCCACAAAAATACTGATATCGTCCAAGAATAGAAAGATGATATCTATCTCTTGTTAGGTAATAAGTTCCTTCATCAATGTGGGCACCAACAATTTCCCCAATGGGAAGAGAAAGAAACCCACAACGATGCAATTCTCTATTTCCAAATTGCTTGCGAATGATTTTTCTAATCTCACTATGATGAGCATACGCTGGAGTTTTAATATTAATTTCCGAGTCTCCGACAAAATCCTCTTTGCTTTTAACCCCACCCATTATAAGTTGAAGAGAACTTACTGGCAAATCCGCAAATCCTCTATCAACTAATGATTCAACGTTTTTGATATTTTTTTGGTGATCCCAATCTAATGGATATTTTTTTAATTGGTCAATTACTTTAGAAACATTTATTTCAGTTTTTAAAACTTTAATCATGACCCATAAGTAAATTCTTCTTTAGCAATCTGATCAAGTTTTAACATTACTTCTTCAGTAAAATAATCTTCTGGATTGGCAAGAATTTGTTTTGCATAGATTTTTTTACCATCAATCTCATAGCGGCCCGCTACATTCTTCCAGAGTCCACCAATCTCACCAAGTTCTAAAAGTCCATAATAGCGATCAAGACCACGCTCATCATAATAAAGACGAATTTCAACGTCTTTATTTTCCTTACTCAGACGCGATTTAGCAGTCTTAGCTTTAATAATATTGCCGACCACTTCTGTTCCATCCTTTTCTTTCTTTTTGCTGAGATAGATGATCGTAGACGCTGCGTACTTGAGTCCAGAACCTCCTCCCATTTCTTTAGTTGGAACGTAAGCTCCGATGACATCGTATGTATGATTTGTGACAATGAGTGGGACATTTGCTTGACCTAATTTAAGTGTGAGCATTCGAAATGCACCTTTGACAAGTTGTGATTTAGTCATATCACGAACTTGTTTGTCATTGAGTGCATCAGTAATTTCTTTCTCAGTAGAAAGCATACCAAGAGAGTCTAACACAAACATGCAGGGTTTGCGTTCTTCTACAGGTTTTTTTAAGTATAAGTCTACCGCTTTGAGCGCCTTCCCACGAAACTCTTCAATTGTAACAACATTAACAACAACAAGACGAGAAGTATCAATTCCACGGGATTCTAAAAGAGATTTAGTTACAGCAGCCTCAGTATCAAAGTAGAGACAATAACCATCGGGATGGGTATCAAGAAAATTCTTAACAACGGCGAGGCTGAAGAAAGTTTTTCCAGTAGAAGACTCTCCAGCAATAGCAGTAATCTTATTGCCAGATACACCACCAAATACGCTACCTGAAACCAGTGCATTAAAAATGTATGAACCCGTATCAACATACTTTTCAGTCTCATCAATATCAGCAGCAAGTTGCGTATACTCACCACCAATTTCTTTTACAATATCTTTAAGAAAATCCATCAAGCTACCATCCCGTATTGTTCACGAAGTATTTTTTTATAAGGTAAACCCTGTTCCCTGAGTTCTTTTACCAGTTTAAGTTTTTGAAATAATGCTGTGTCTCCACCAAGAGTCATAGCATTAATGATAGTATTCAATTCTTGGTCATTAATAGGTAAATCCATCAAGTAAAAAATAATTCAAGGTTTACAGTTTTTTCCACGTTCCATCCAATTGAATCAAGAATGGACTTTAATGGTTCTACAAAACTTTTCTCAAATTGTAAGTCATAATCAATGTATTTGTCAAGACCAAGTTCTTTAGGAAAATCTTGAATAAATGAAATAACATTCTCCTGAATTGTGTTTGGTTTCTTTAGAAGAATAAACTTGACTTTTTCACCGTTTGCAATGAGTGAGTATTTATTTGTTAGTTTTCGTTCTTTGATGTAATGATTAAAAAGAAGTGCTCCACGAATATGAATAGGAGTTTTGTGAGCATAAATTGTTGCTGACGAATAATATTTACGGACATCAGACGCTGTTCGTGGAAATGCAATTTGTTCTGGAGGAAGTTTCTTAAACTCCTCACGACACTTATCGATGAAATCAATTACATCATCTTCAGTTCCACTCATCATCAACTTAAGTCCATCTTTAATCATCTTGCGACAAGGTGCTGGTGTAGAAGATTTGACTGCCTCAATGCCCATAATCTTCAGTTTTGGTTCTTCATAACGAACACCCTCACTATCCCAAACATTGAGAATGTATCGTTTCTTAGCAGTCCAGATTCCACGCTCAGCAATATTCTCACGCTTCATCTGCATCTTTTGATCATAAGCATTCACATACTCAGCCAATTCTTGGTAGCAACCTTCAATATACTTTTCAAGTTCCACCTTACAGATCTTATCAAGGAACGAAACAATGCTCTCAGCAGTTTTCTCTCTTCCTTCGAATACACGTTCAACCAAAGGACCCATATTAAGGTAGATAGAATCAGTATCTGAAGCAATAACATAATCAACTCCATCAGTTTTGAGAATCTTGTTTAGATAGGCATTCATCTTGTTCTCAATCCAACGAATGGAAACCTGACCAGACAAGGTGATTGCCTCAGCGTTTGCTAGTTTGTAATAACGGAAATACTGATTGCCGATAGCACCATAAGCAGAGTTAAGTTGAATCTTCCTCGCCATTTGGATGTTG